TCGGCGGCAGGTTACGTGGGTCGGGCGACGGCGAACTTTGTTGATGGGTGGAAGTGATGCAGACACTTACGGTTTGCGGCGGAACATTGTTCGATATCGCTTGCCGCACGCTTGGCGACGCTTCGCGCTGGAGCGATGTGGCGACATTGAATAATATCGATGATCCTTGGCTGAGCGGGATCGTCACTCTGCTGATCCCCGCGTCGGGGACGGTGGATAGTCTTGCCGCGAAGTAGCGCCCGGCAGGCGTTGCCGCTGCTCCTGGTCAATGGTGTTGCAATCGACGGCGTGATCGAGATCGAGGTCCAGTCCAATAGCTTCTTTGCGGCAGATCGCTTTAGCGCGTGCCTCGCCCTCTCGGCGACGGGTAGCGAACTTTGGTCAGGGCCATCGTTGCTCGTCGAGGTCCGCATAAGCCTGGATGGGGATTGGGCAAGTCTTATTACCGGCATGGCAGACACGGTTAGCATCGATCCTATACGCGGTGAGGTACGCCTTTCCGGCCGCGATCTTACCTCACGCTTCGTGTCGGCTCAAGTCGAAGAGAGTTTTGAGAACCGGACATCGAGCGACATCGCCAATCTACTCGCCTCGCGCAGGGGATTGGCGGCATCGGTTGAGACCACAACGGCTTTGATTGGGCGATATTATCAGACAAGCCGCACGAGAACGGCGCTGCCGCAACATGCGCGTGCGACGACGGAGTGGGATTTGTTGTGCTGGCTTGCCCAGCTCGAAAATTTTGACGTATGGGTCAGCGGCCAGACGTTGAACTTCGAGCCCGCGGCAGATCAAGTTGCGCCTTCTCTGTCGCTGTCGCCCGGCGACTGCATCAGCCTGAACATGCATCATGCGCTCGATATCGCAGCGGGCGTTACGGTAACCGTCAAGAGCTGGGATTCCTTGTCGCAGAATGCGATTGTACAGACATCGAGCAATACGGCCGATCCCGGAACGGCTTCGAGCAGAACGATAATCCGACCGAACCTGTCTAGTGAAGATGCGCAGACGCTGGCGAATCTGCTGGTCAGCCAGATTTCCGGCCATGAGCGGAGCCTGACCATCGAAGTGCCGGGTGAACTCGTCACTGTGCCGCGCATGATACTGGCATTGGTTGATACCGGCACCGACTTCGATGGGCAGTATGTTGCCTGTAGCGTTGAGCGGCGGCTGACCTTCGCGCATGGGTTTACCCAGACCATCGAGGCAAGGAGCGTACCATGGATGCCTTCCTGAACCTGTTGCGTGGTCATGCGACGCAGCTTGATCAGGCGTGGGCGCATCCGCGCATCGCCGTTGTCACCTCGGTGGACAGTGCGACGTATACCGCCCGGGTTACGGTCCAACCTGAAGGCGTGCTTTCCGGCTGGCTGCCGATTACATCACCTTGGGTTGGCAGCGGGTGGGGAATGGTTTGTGCGCCCTCGCCCGGTGATCAGGTCGTGGTGGTTTGGCAGGAGGGGGACGCGGAGCAGGGAGTAATTGTGGGACGGCTGTGGTCGAATGCGACAGCGCCACCGAATGCACCTGCCGGCGAATTGTGGCTGGTCCACCAAACCGGCAGTTTTATCAAGCTGCACAACGATGGTTCCATTGAGAGCCACTCGGCAACCTGGACGCACACCGGGGATTTTCACGTCAGCGGCGACGTCTTCGATTTGCATGGTTCGCTGTCCCAGTTACGGGGGCATTATAATGAGCACGTGCACCCGCCGAGCAATGATCCGCCGGTTCCCACTGATTAGAGGAAGTTGCGATGGCAGATGCGAGCCTGGTCTGGGGCGGCGACCTTGCGGTCACGCCAGCTGGAGATTTGAGCATGTCCGAGGGTGGCGCATTGGGACAGCAGCGTGTGTTGCGTCGACTCATGACCAATGTCCTGGATTATACATGGCAGCCTACATATGGCGGCGGCTTGGGGCAATTCGTCGGCGCCGTGGCGAGCGCGCGGACCATCGAGGGTGCAATCAGGGCGCAGCTCTATGCCGAAGCCTCCGTAGCACATCAGCCGGAGCCGAACGTAAGCACGAATCCGACGCCTGATGGTAGCGTCTACGTCAACATACTTTATGCCGATGCGCCATCACTGGCAGCGCAGACGCTGACATTCTCCGTGGGTGTCTGAGATGCAGCTTCCGGTGCTGACGTTCTCGGGACTGATCGCGCAGATGGCCGCAGGTTTGCAGGGTGGCACGGTAGCACTCATTGACTTGACCATTGGCAGTGTGCTTCGCGCCCTGCTCGAAGCCAGCGCGTCTGTTGCGTTGTGGTTACAATGGCTGGTTCTGCAAGTCTTGAGCACGACTCGTGCAGCAACCAGCGTTGGGCCGGATCTTGATAGCTGGATGGCTGATTACGCCCTTAATCGCCTCGCCGGCACACCGGCCTCGGGCGCAATCAGTTTCGCTCGGTACACGGTGGGATTGGCAACGATCATTCCCATTGGATGCGTCGTGTTGACAAGCGATGGCACGCAGAGTTTTCTGGTGCTTGAGGATGGTAGCAATCCTGCATGGAATGGCGCAGGTGGCTATACGCTTGCGGCCCAGCAATCCAGTGTTTCCGTTCCTGCGCAGTGCAGCACATTCGGTACAGCTGGTAATGTACAGGCGTCGACCATCGGACTTCTTGCCTCGCCGATACCTGGCGTGGATAGCGTCAGCAATGCTTTGGCCTTTGCCGGCGGGACGGCTGCAGAGTCCGATCAGGATTTCCGGTCAAGATTTCAGCTTTACATCAACAGCCGGTCCTTGAGCACTGTTGTGGCAGTCTTGAACGCAGTGGTGACTGTGCAGCAGGGGCTACGAACGGTTGTCGTCGAGAATGTCGATCCGCAACTAAATTCTGTGCCTGGTTCCTTTCTGGTTATTGCCGACAACGGAACCGGCATGCCTGGCGGATTGTTGTTGCAATCCATCCAGGCGGCTGTCAATGCAGTACGGCCAATCGGCTCTAGCTTTGCCGTCCAAGGACCGGCAATTGTCACCGCCTCGGTTGCTGTCGTGCTCGAGACGTCTAACGCGCTGACGCACGCGGCCGTTGCGGCAAGCGTGCAATTAGCGGTAATCGCCTGGATAGGGACCCTGCCCATTGCTGGAACGCTGGCAATTTCGCGGATCGATGCGATCGCTCATTCTTGCGATCCGAGCGTGATCAGTGTGACCAGCACCTTGATCAATGGGCTGCCAAGCGACCTGGTAGCATCAAAAACTGCGGTAATCCTCGTGGGCAGTGTAGTGGTGATCTGACATGATCGGCGACTCGAATGACATGGCGGGGCGCCTGCGAACGATCCTTCCCGCGGGATGGTTTGGCGAGGCGGATGCGACCCCGATTTTGACCAGCCTGCTGCTTGGCTTAGGAACGGGTTTTTCATCATTCTGGTTATTGCTGCAGTCGGTGATCGCACAGACGCGAATCAGGACTGCTTACGGCAACTTCCTTGATATGATCAGCGCCGACTTCTTTGATGCCGGCTTGGTACGCCTGCCCGACGAACAGGATGATGCATTCAGAACCCGTATCCTGGAGGCGATTCTACGGCCACGGGCCACGCGCGCAGCGGTCACGCTTGCGCTGACGCAATTGACTGGCCACAGCCCGATTATCTTTGAGCCTGCCAATACCGCCGATACGGGCGGGTATTCGGTTGGTGGGATTGGCTATGGTGCAGGTGAGGCTGGTGGTGGAGGAGGTGGTGGTGGCTGGGGCAGCCTGGCATTGCCGTTCCAGTTCTTCATTACGGTATTTCGATCGAGCGGAGGCGGCATTTCCGAAATCGCCGGCTATGGATCCGGCGGCGTTCCGGTCTATGGCAGCCTGAGCATGGAGACGGCCGGATTGCCCGATCGTGCAATCATAGCAGCCGTTCCACCGCTTTTGCCTGCAGCAACGACCGCATGGATGCGGCTGGCGGGTTAGGCGGCTACGGCAGCGCTGTGGCGCATTGTGCGAAATCAACGAGTTGAAAGGTACAAACGTGGACAGACAAATTGTCTATCCCGGTGGAATTCCGCTGGACACCGATATCCTGAATATGGAGCGCAGCGTAATGGTGGCCGTGGGCT